GTCTCGCTCTCGTCCGTCCAGACCTTCTTGGCTGCATCGTAACTCTTCCCCTGGGTGCGGAGGAAGAGTTTCGGACGCATCCCGCACAGGACCCACCGTTGATGCAGAACATCAATCTGCGCATCGGTGAACCTGTTGCCTTTGACGGTGGCGGCCAGCCAGAGGAACGAATCGTCCCCCTCGAACCATAGCTCTATGCGGCGGCGGACTCCAAATATGTCCTCCACCACCGCAACGGTGACCTTGACGTACTTCCACCCGTTTGGCCCGCATAAAACCCAGAGCCAAACGATGCGATTCACCCACCAATTGAGTATAGAAGTACCCCTGTCGCCGGAGCGTCTGATGGCGTCAATCGAGCGGCGAAACATGCGTTTCGTCATGGCGCTCCACAGCATGTCCATGTTGATCCGCTCGTTGCCATACGCCATCTCCACTGTCACCTTCCGCGCGTCCTGCTCCAGCTTCAATTTCTTCTTCTTGTCCGCTTGCTGGCGCGCTTTGGTGAACAGGTTGTATGGGGCGACATACTTCGCGACGCGATCGTAGATCGCGTCGAGAAGCTGGTTCTCTGTGAGATCCCTGAGTACTTGACCGCAGCACGCATCCCATGCGCTTGCGTCGTTTTCAAGGATCTCGCCCTCATACAAATCACCGAATCCACCACTGTTGAGACGTGGTCTGAATTCGGTGGCCTTGATGATCCGGTCCATAACAACAGCTTTAGCATCACCCTTGATGGTCTGCTTTCCAAAGCGTTGAATGGTCCATCTCTCAAGGACTCCGATGGAAAAGGCACTCATTACCGCGCCGATGTCTCCATCGGCAATGAGTACTCTTGGTGGCTTCCCATCGCCCATTGGTTCGATCTTGATTGCTGCCGAGAACTTGTATTCAGGCAGAACCCTGGCGACCGCTTGCATCAGGGCCTCGGTTGCCCTGGTTGAGGACCAACGCTTGGACGAAGCGTCCCCGTTCAAGCCCTCAAACTTCTCTCCGAAAAGGAGATACTGGCATATCTCGTCAATCAGCGGGTCCTCCCGTATCTGTTTGACGTGGGCAGCCACAATGTCCACCATTTCAGCAATCTGTTTTAGTGTCAATGTGACTGGCACTCGCGGCTCCTCCATGCGCTTTTCAATCCCGTGCAACAAGTTTGCGGGAGTGTTGGCGAAGAAGTGCCGGCCAGCATCAGGTCCAAAGCCGATGGCTATGGCATCCTTCTCGGAAGCTAGATCAGGTCTCGTGTCGGTGTCCAGGCAGAAATACACTCCTGGAAGCTTGCTGGATAACCTGTCATGACGCCCGCTCAGAACGAGACTCTTAGTGGGCTTTCCATCCTCCCCAACTGCCCTCTTCAGAGGCCCGCTCGTCCACCACGCTCTTGCCGGTGTGCCCCCGGCTCCATTGGAGCTCGCCGCCTGTGCGGCTGCGGCCTGCTCGGCCTCGACGCGTGCTTCTTCAGCCTCCTCAGCAACGCGCGCTGCTTCCTCAGCATCGTACTTCTTGATCAGGGCAGCCTGACTCTTCAGTTTCACAAACACCGACTTCTGCATACGGTGTGTTGTGCCACCACAGCACGATGCGAAGCAATGGCTCCGATATGAGCGCTTATCCACGAGCTCATCATCACTTACCAAGCAGGCAGTGATGTAAGGCCAGAAGGTTAAAAGGGCTCCGGCATAAAGCCCGTCACCCTTCTGGTCCTTGTCAGGCGTGTTGTGTCTCATGTTGGACATTTGTATTGAGCCGCCATGTACCCGTTCCGGGGCATTGGTAACGGCGCCTACACAACCAGCAAACGTGGCATCATAATACTGTTTGCTAGTAAGGCACACTGTGACCGATTTGGTCCCTTCTCCTCCAAAAGACCAAAACCCAGATGTGCAACGCGCACACTGGTTCGATGCTATTGCGACTCGCCAATATCCATCATCTCCGGCATCCCACCTGTGATTCCGGAGGAAATTCTCCTCACCTAGTGCTTCGATCATCTGACCATGACAGGACCAGCAAATGTCTACGCGCACCTGGTGTCCAGCACGTACGGTCGGAATAGCCATATTCCGGAACTGACCGCAGTGACGTCCGCCAACCCAGAGGGCGACACACGATTTCGTGTCGTTTGGCA